TCACGTGATACCGCAGCCGCCATGTTGCGAGCTTCGTCCTGCGCGCCCGTCTTTGCAAATTCCTCGGCGTCCTTGGCGCTCATGGCGTTGTCGCCGTAGCGCACGAAGTCCTTCACCGCTTCGTAGTTATTGGCCACGACGATGTGTTCCGCGAACTGCTGTGCCGTCAGGCGCACTTCACCGCCAAGCTCCAGGGCTTCCGACAGAGTGTCGTTAATCCCCAGCGCTTCCCCGAACGCCCACGGGTCTTCCTGCGCGAACATAATGTCGTAGATTTGCTGCGCGGGAATGTGGACTTCCTTGAAGCCGACGCCTTCCATCTGCTGGGCGAAGACAGTTGCAGCCGCCACGGGATCGCGCCCGTACAGCGGCGCACTGGCCAGGGCATTGGCCGCGTCGGTGGCGCGGTCGCGGGCGCTGATCGCCTGACGGCCTGGGATTACGCCCGCCGTGATAAGGCCGACGAAGCCGCCCACGGTACCCGCATCCTCTACACCCTCGAAGATTTCCTGTGTCGGGTCGTAGAGCGCCAGCGCCGTCAAGTTCTGAAGCACGCCCTCGACAATTTCCTGCGAAGCCTCGCTGCCGAAGCCCGCGAGCATCCGGCCCATGCGCGTCTTGATCGTCGCAGGGATTTTGTCCAGCAAGTTTCCAAGGCCGAAGCGTTCCGTCAGCAGCGTGATCGCCGCGCCGGACACAATGGCCGCGTCTGTGTTATCCCCCTTCTCCGCGCCGCTTTCCGCGATCTGCTTCGCCTGCTGATCCGCGCCCATTGCGGCCATGGTGGTAAGGCTGATCGCTGACGACAAGCCGCCAGTCAGGATGGCCGTCGTAATCTGCGCGGACACTTGGCCCAGGCCGCCCGCGATATCCGTCGCCAGATTGCGGTCTTCCTTGGCGGGCCGAATGTCCTCGGCTACCGCACCAATCGCTTCGCCGGGCTTCTTCAAAATCTGCGCGGGGTCAACCCACCACGGAACAGGCTTGGCCAGCGCGTCCGCGAAGTCAGTCAGGCCGATGGCGCGAAGGCTCCCCTGCACACCCTTGGATACGCGCGCCCCGACTTGGTTCTCAAGAACGCCGTACAGTTCACCGATGCCGCGCATGGCCACGCCGGGGAAGTCCACAATTTCCGCGCCATACGCGCGGACCACGTCTGCGCGGGGGATGCCGATGGCGGCGGCGATCCCCACTTCGCGCCCGACAGCCTTCTCAGCCCAACCCGCTTCGGACTTGGCCAACTGCTCGACGCTATCGTGCGCGATCTTGGCGTTGTCGGGGTTCGACAGAAAGCTGGCGGTCGAGGGAGCCGTGGTAAGGCGGCGCACATTATCGTCGTAGCGCACCTGCGCGGCCACTTCATCTTCGTTGCCCTCGACAGCGGGCGCAGGCAGGCCCGTGATCTTGGCGAGCTTCTGCGCTTTCGCAGCCTTGTCAGGGTTGACGCCAGCGGTCGCCTTCAGGTTCGCGCTTGCGTTGTCGCGTGTCGCCTGCTTTTCTAGCGCGTCATAGTCCGGGATTTTCGGTTGGGCGGGCGGTACGGTCTTCTCAATTTCATCGTAGTTCGGAATAGCGCCCGCCCCCGGCACGGTCATTTTATCCGCCACTGTTTAGCCCCCGCTGGTAACGATCTTTAATGTTTTCGATGGTTACAGGCGTACCCGCCTTTTTCAAAGCGGCGGCTATGGCTTCGACATGCTCCACCGGCACTTCGGCCACTTTAGCGATCTGCTCCTTTTGACCGTCCACATCCGTCAGCACAAAGTTCTTTCCGGCCTGGGTGCCGAGAAACTTGTACTGCGGCTGTGAACTGCGCACCGACACGCCCAAGATCGTGCTGTCGTCAACGCGACCCTGGAGGAACGCAGCGTTCAACGCCTTCTGGATATCTTCGCGCGTTGCCTTCTTGCCCTGGGCGTGCGCTTCGTCCACGACACCGTTAGCGATATTGTTAATCAACGCGAATTTCTCCGCGTTCGAACCCTTCTTCCCCGGATCAATGCCCGCCGCTTTGGCGTACAGCCGTGCTTCCGACCCGGCCAGAGAATAGTTGGCCACCTTGGCCTGCTCGGTTTCCTGCTTGCTGTCAATCGTGCGCTGCATCCCCTGCCAGTGGTTATAGTCGCTCTCCGTCAGCTTTGAGCGATACTGGTCCAAATCCGCCTTGGCGAAGCCTTCCTTGTCGTCCATGAACATTTTCTGAAGGTCATTCTTCGTGGCCGGATCGGAAGCCAAGGCATAGCCGCTGCCGCGCGAAGCGCGGTTCCTTTCGAACTGCTGCATTGAAGAAATAGTGGTGCCATCCATAGACGCCAGTTCTTGCGGGCTAAGGTTGTCCACGCTCCCGCCCGTGACGATCTTTTGCCAAGCGCCGCGCGCCGCGTCCCGGCGACCTTTTTCTTTCACCTGTTCGTTGAACGCCCAGTCTTGCTTAAGGCGCTGCACGGCTGCGTCTTGCACCTGCGGGTCCGTGATCGTTGCTTTCGCCTTCTCGACCTGCTGACTGATCGTTCCGCCCTCGGCTTGGATTTTCGCGGTCGCGTCCTGGCTGGCTTTGCGCACCACGGCAATCTCCAGCGACTTCTCGATGACCGTGCGCGTGGGGCCGTCCATGACGATCTTGTACTTGTCGTACATTTGCTGCGCACGCATCGGGTCATTCACAAGCTCGGCATTAACCATGCCGGAGTACATCTTCGACAGTTCTTCTTTCAGGCGCGCGGCGGTCACTTCCGGCTTGTAGCCGTTGCGGTCGCCTTCGCTATAAACCTCGCCGCGCAAGACGGCTTCTTGCTCGCCCACCATGTCTGAATTGCTGCGGTAGTTGATGGCGTTACTGATCGCGGTGTTGATCCGGGACAGCCCCGCCGCGTTGTTGGCCGTCACGCGCTCCTGCGTGTTGTGGCGGTCCATCGACCGGCCTTCGCTGTCCAAGCGCCCCGCCGCCGACAGTTCGAACATTTCACGCGCCTGGACGTTCGTAAGACCGCCGCCGATCTTCTTGCGCGCCTCGGTCAACTGCTCGCGCACCTTGGGGTACGCGGCCAGCGCCGCCTCGCCCTTCAGGCCGTAGTAGCCAGGGTTCTCCGGCGTGCCGTCGCCAAACATGATCGCGCGCGTCTGCTCGCTAAAGGCCACGTCGGCCTTCTTCGCGGCGCGGTCGTTATCCTCTATCTGCGTTTTGATCGCTTCGTTGGCCAGGACGTTGCTGACGCCCTCTACCTTCTGTGCGGCGTTCTCGATGTTCTGTGAAGCGTTGCGCGACTGGATTGCGTCAACCAGCAAACCCGAAGTCTGCTGGTACGAAGGCGCAATCGGGCGAACGTCAACCCCAGCCGTGCCGATGCCTGCTGCCGGAACGCGCGCCATTAGTAGCCTGTCGGGTTATAGAAGGCGTTGTTTTCGGCTGGCGTGCCGCCCGTGCCGGACATGGACGCGCGCGTGAAGTTGTACCACTTGCTGGCCACGCTGCCTGCGCCGGACAGCACAGAGCCGCCTATGCCCGTGTACATCGATCTTTGCGCGTTCGCGCCGGACCTGGACGCGAGGTCCGCTTCAGACGTGAAGTTCGCGCTCTGCGCGCGGAAGCCAGCCGCCTCACGCGTCGCGTTGCTGCGGATCGTCAGCGCGTCAAGCTCACCGAAGGCCGCCGTGTCAGACGTGATATCGAGGGCGCTGCCAGCGTCCACGACGACGCCGTTGCCAGCCATCACCGCGCGCTGGCGTCCGCGCAACGCTTCTGTCTTCAGGCGTTGGTTGCGCTCCGCGATATTGCCGCGCTCGGTTGCGTCAGTCGCCGCCCGGTTGGCCAGAATCGCGTTGTTTTCGGCCACCTGTCGCTGATAGTTCGCCTGGGACTTCGCCGCCTGCCCCTGCTGCATCTGGCCGTAAACGCTCATGCCCGTCGAGAGGACGGTAGCGCCGATGGAGACTGCTGCCAGGGTCGTGGGTTCGCACACTTGATTATTCCCTCGTCATTGTAAAGCGGTGGAAAGGCAAGCGGTCGGGGCCGAAGGGCTGCGGGTCTTCGATCTTGAACCCCAGCCAGCCCAACCATCGTACCGCGTCAGTATTCCTTACGTCCACGTAATTCTCCAGAAAAGCGTACTTCTTCCGCGTGTTCTGGACCCAGGCGCGGCTCATGCGCAGGAAGGCGCGAGCGTGCTTCGGCAACTCGTCGGTGCCCAGGAGCCAGGGGCTTGCCTTGTCGCTGACAAGCGAGGCTTCGGCCACGCCGAAGATGCACACCGGCAAGTCGTTTACGCAGCCCACCAAGGGATCACGTGAAGCCTCGAAAGACAGCATGACCGTTTCTTCGGGGAACCGGCCCGACGAAGCCTTGATTTCGTTCTTGTCCGCCTCGCGCAAGTTGCCGCCGATACGCAGCACGTCGCTGTAGGTGGCCGGGCGGATCGTGTACTTAGGGAAGGTCATCGTCGCCCACATGGAAGCGCGGGATCACAGCCAGGATCGTCATGGGCAGCGGCGCGGACTGGCGGAAGAACATGCGCCCGTTCGTGTTCCAGCTTTCCGGCATTTGGATGTACTTGTCGTCGGTCAAGAGCGCGTTTGGATCGCCCATGGCCTCGTTCTCGCGCCACGCTATTTCTTCCAGGTCGCTCTCGTCATTGCCCGCGAACAGGCCGACGCTATCTTTCATGCGCACGGTGACGCCGCTGATCTTCTTCAGCTTGCCCTGCATCGTCCCCTGCGGGGCCTCGATGTTCAGCGTCTCCACGTCCGCGATGTAGCGCAGGCCCAGATGGACGCGGCTGAAGCGGCGGGCGAACGTAACTGCCCCGTTGGCCACGGTCAGGCCGGTCACGACATTGCCGTCGCACAGCGCAACCACGCTGGCCCCTTCCAGATGCCAGTAGCCAGTCACCGTCAGCACGGCCTTGCGCGCGGTGCCGCCCTCGACGTAATCGTTGTAGGCGCTGCTGACGATGGCTGCGCCCGCGCTGGTCTGGATTTCGAAGGTGTTGGTCGCGGCGTTGGCAACGAGATATCGTTGCCGGTTCAACTGGTCCGGCTGCGTCTCCGTATCCACGTCGTCAAAGTCGCTTTCCCAAACGATATCGAACAGGTCAACGTAGTCGCCATTGCTCAGGCCGTGCGAGGCCGACGTAATGACAGTCGTGGCCCCGATAGCCACGTCCGTGATTGTCAACGGCTCGTCGTAGGACAGGCCGCTGTCAACGAAGAAGCAGTCGCGCACGTCGGTAAAGCGGCGGGTGTGCGTGCGCTCGATATACCGCTTGGTCCGACCGTCGATGGTGCGCTTGATCACGAAGTAGCCCGCGTCGTCCGTGGTGTCGGAACTGGGCCGGATCGAGGCCACGCGCTCGAAACCGCCCAGCGTGTCCCACGTCGTCCAGGCGATGATTTCCTGCTCCTGGTTGAACGTGAACGCAACGGCGTCACCATCGCTGCGCACGATATGAATAACCTGATCGGGCGAGCGCGCGTAGGCCCAGTCCGCGATGGTGTAGGTCTGGAACATGTGGCTGGCCAGCAGCGACATTTCGCTGCCGGTGTAGCTGTCGATCTGGAACGAGTAGCCCAAGCTGCGCACCGCCGCCTTGTTCTCCTGAACGAACAGCACCGTGTTGCCCGCGATGATGGGCTTGTAATGCGCGCTGCCCCAATAGGACTGCGGCTTCTGCTTGATCGTGGACGCGCTGAACGCGGCGTCCTGGCCGGAGCTAATCTTCCACTCGCTGGCGCTGGTCAGCGCGATCAGATCGGTCAGAGGAACGAAGTGCCGGATTTCGTTGACTTCCAAGGCGTTCAACGTCGCCGTAATTGCGTCGTCGTCCTGCGTGGGCGAAGACACGCTCATGTTGTTCTGCGCGCCGATCTGCGAGTACCAAGCTGTGTCGGGGTAGTTGGTCGACCCGCCGAAGACGCGGCGCTGCTCATAGTAGCTCGACGTGCCGGGGTAATTGTCGGTTCCCCGGAACGGGTCGCGCTGGCGCGGCGGCGTGATATCTAGATCGGGCGACACGTTGGCGTCGTAAAACGTCGTCGTTTCGCTCTCCCCGATGAAGCCGAAGACGCCGTTCTTCTCCCGGTAGATTGTGTACTTGTCGGCGTCCGCCGCAGCAACCCACGTGATGGTGTTGGCGAACGTCGCCGCGCTGTTGGTAATGCGCGTGAACGTGGGCGTTGCCGTGCCCGCAGACGTGTAGGCCGTGTAGCTGGTGCCGTCCTCGCCTTCCAGTTGAAACGTGTTCGCGGCCACGTTGGCGATAGTGAAGCGGCGGCCGTTCAACTCCGTCATGCCCAGGACTGCGGCAATGTAGACTTCATCGCCGTTGCTCAGGCCGTGCGCAACGGAAGTCACGACAACGGGGTTGGCCGCCGTCACCGCCGTAATGGTCTTCGCCGCCGCCGTGTGCAGGCCGGGCAGGCTTTCCTCGCCGTCCTCGCTGTTCGCCGTCACGCGATAGCGAACTGTGACAGCCGCGCCAACATCCGGCGCAACAGCAACGGTAGTCGGCCACGTTTGGTCGGGCGTGAAGGTCGGGGATGAAAGGGTCCACGCCGCATGGCCGGTGCGGCGAAGCTCGCGCACCGTATAGCTGGGGTGGGTCAAGGTCATCACGTCGGCGGACTGATTATGCTTCAGCGTGTCAAGGTCCGCCGTGGCATACGGGGTTGTGATTTCGTAAACCTTGGAAGCCGTGCCCGCCGACGAATACGCGGTGTAGGCCGTGCCGTTGATGTTGGCCCCGCTCTCTTGATCCGTCAGTTCAAACGTGTTCGCGGCGACATTGGCCACCTTGAAGCGGCGACCGTTCAACTGCGTCATGCCGACCACGGCGTCAATGAACACTTCATCGCCGTTGCTGAAGCCGTGCGCAACGGAAGTCACGACAACGGGGTTGGCCGCCGTCGCGCCCGTGATCGTCTTGGCGGCTTCCGTCACGTGGGCGTCGTTGCGCATCACGCGCATGTAGAGATTGCCAAACTCCAGAATGTAGGTGTCCGAAGTCTTGAACTTGAAGGGGATCAGGCGCGGCGCGTAAGTGTGCGTCTTGACCGGCGCGCACCACAGCAGGCCGTTGCGGTTGCTGACACCGCCGTATGGATGAATGATGCAGTTGCGGGCCTTGCGCAGCGCGATCTGGTAGGCGGCGGTATCGACGCGGCCGTAAAGCTGCGGCCCGATTTCACCGCGCGCGAAGGAAGCCTGGATTAAAGTTGGCAAAGCACTTCACCCCATACGCGGTTGCCTTTAGAAAGGTTTGTACGTTTAGGAAGCAACGGTAAGTTCCGCGTCCGCATATACCCCGCTTTATTAAGCACGTCCTTCAATCCAGTCCGCTTGTCGTTCTGGCTTGTCCACGTTCTCGTTGGCGTTCTGCGCCGGGGCCGAGAGGATCATCTGATTATAGATTTGCAGACTGTCCTGCTTGATCGTGCGCTTGCCCGTCAACGACATGGCGATGTAGGAGCCGATCAGGTACGAAAGCGTCAGCGAGAAGTGCAGCGAGAACAAGCCGCTGTCGGTCACGTCGTAGGTGTAGACCGCCACGGCTTCGTCCAGGTCCGTCAGGACAGACTTCGTGCCCCCGCTGGTTTCCAGCGAGAACGGCACCGCGTCGGCGGCTTCGCCAACCGGGTTCCAGATGCGACGCATGGCGATGCAGTCAGCCGGGTACTGGTAGCGGTAGGTCCACTGGTCGGGCGGATCGTCGCCGTGCAGGGCCATGTCGTCGCGCTTGCGCGCGAAGCTCCAGTCGAACGCCTCCAACACCTGCATACGCGCGGGCGTGTACCATTGTTTAAGACGCTTGGCTTCCGTAGACGTGCCGTTGAAATCCTCGATTGAGGATTTCGAGCCGACGTTGGACAGCGCGAGGTTGCCGATCTGAACCGGGGATAGAGAAGCCACGGGTTATCCCTTTTTATAGATTGCGCTCGCCTGTTCCTCGGCGGAAGCCGGTTCATCCCGCGCTTCAACCTGCCCGGCCAAAACGGTCAGCGTCATGTGGGCGCGCTTCTCGCTCTTGTCGGTTTCGTTGATCGAAACGCTGGTCACGCGGACATTCAACCCCAGCATAAATTCTTCCCCGACTTGGCAATCGGTCAGCCCTAGCTTTGCGATTTCCTCGGTGTCCAGCCACAGGCTGATCGGGTAGTACGGCTCATTGGGGCCGCAGCACGCGATGCTGTCTGTGCTTTTCCGGTCGGCCTTGGGCGCGCGCTTCAGGTCAGCCATTTCGGCCATTGCTGTCTCCCTTATCGGATCTGCGGAGCCTGCAACGACAGGACTTCGAAATCGTCGTCATAAGCCGCTACTCCTTATTTGCGCTTGAACTTGTCGCGCGTGGCGGGCGCTTCCGCAGTTTCTTCGGCCAGCTTGCGCTTGAACTCCGCAGCCGCGTCTTCTTCTTCCTCGGCTTCGGCAGCTTTCGCCGCCGCATCGCCAGCCGCGCGATCCACGTCCAGATCGCGCAAGGTCACTTCTGCCTCGACCGGGGCTTCGGGCACGGGGCCGTCCACGATTTCGGCGTCCTTCGGGAGAAGGCGCTTGCCGTCCTTGGCGAAGCACAACTCGTCGGGGATTTCCCGCGCGTCGAACTTGCCCGCGCTCTTGCGGAAGCGCCGGTCGCCAGTGGCGTAGAAGTTGCGCTTCAGAATAACCTTCATCGTTTCTCTCCTGTGAATATGGAGGCGGGGGCCTGCTTCAGCCCCCGCCAGTTAGTCCTTAGACAGAGGCGTTCGGATACGCCTTATTGCCGTACGGGTCCACGGACAAGAAGGCATTGATCTTGCCAGCCGTGGTCGTGGTCGTGGCCGTCACGCAGAGCAGGCCCAGGTAACGCTCATAGGCGGGCTCACCAGACGGGAGCGGAACCACGATACGGTCGCCCGCGTCCAGGTCGTTCAGCGCCGCGTCGTCGGTCACGTAGTCCTGGCTGCGCCAGTGTTCGGTGGCCGTACCGTCGGTGGCAACCGCCGCAGACGCATCCGACGCCAGGACGAAGATGACCGTGCCCGCCGCTCCGCCCGTGATGATGGACGTATCGACGGTGATGATCAGATAGAGAGGCTGGCCATTGCCGATTTCCTGCCCGGCAGCGCCCAGGTCGATCTGACTGCCGATCAGAGCCGTGCCAGCCGCAGCCGCCACGGAAACCGCATCGGCAATTTCAGTGCGAGAGTCAACGATCATAGTAGTGTTCCTTTCCTTTGCCGATTAAGCGACGACGGCTTCGTCAGCCGACAGAGCATCGCAACGCTTCAGGGGAATGCCCTGCCACATGTTGACGCGCTTGCCGCCCACGTTCTCGACCGACAGCGTGCTTTGGATCGTCTTGTTTGCCAACTGGCGGCGCAAGTAGGACATGGTGTTGCGGCTCATGTAGAACGCGGGACGCCCGGCGCTCATGTTCGGGATTTTGTCCACGGCCTGGAACATAAGATCGTTCAGGTCGGGGCCGGTGGCCGCATCCTTCGTCAGCGCCGACTTCTCAAGGTTGGCGATGCGAACGATGTAGCGCCAGTCGCGCACGGTCAAGCCAGCGTCCCAACGATAGTGGGAACGGTAGCCTTCCATGCGGCCCGTGTTGGAGCCGTTGCTGGCGTCCTCGATCGTGACTTGGCCCTTATCGGTCATCTGGAGGCCAGCCTTCGAACCCTTCGGCACGATGCCGTGGCAGGTCCGCTCGCCCCAAACAACCAGCCACACCGAAGCGTTGTCGGTGTCGACCGAGCCGCCGAGAATGATGTTCTCGCCGTTCTCCGCAGTCGTGTCGTTGAAGCGCGGGGCCAAGCCGGTGAAGGCTTCCGGCTCCGTGCCTTCGTTGCCGTAGAAGATGGTGTCGGCAATTTCCTGCGACATGGCTTCAATGAAAGCCTTGTCCTCGGACAGACGCCACGCCTGGGTGTTGCCGTTCAGATCGGCCAGGGCCTTGTCAACCTCGGCGTACTGCTCAAGCATGCCGCAGTTGTCGGTCACCTGGACGGTGCGCGACTTGCCGGGGTTCACGCCGCCGTACAGCTTGCGCCACGTCGGAGTGGGCAGGCCAGAACGGACGGTCGTGCGGTGGCCGGTCGGCAGGTTGCCTTCCATCCAAGCCATGTCGTCCAGAACTTCGTTCGTCTCGTTCAAAATCTCCGCGATGTACTGCGTGACTTTGCCGTCCGGGTCCATGCGCTTGGCAAGGTCTACCAGGGTCGGGGAAGTGGTGGTAAGTGCAGCCATTGGTTATCTCCTTATTTCTGCGCCATTGAGGGGTACATGGCCGCCGCCGGGTCTGAGAGAGTTTCAGCCACGACAGCCTTGCCAAACTTCACAGTGTCCTCGGTCACGACTGAGCCGACGCGCGCCAGGAAGCGAACCACTTCCGGGTTGTCGCCGCCGCCATAGGTGTCGAGGTGATCCTGCAACTCGCGGGTGCCGAAGTGCGCAATCGCCTTCTTGGCGAGGCCGACTTGCGCGTCGTGCTTATCGCCGCCGATTTCCTTGTCGGCCTTGATGTCGCCCTTCCATTTCTCGCGGGTTGCTTTCCACGCTTCAGCGTTCGCGTTCTGCGTGTCGGCTACCGTCTTCGCGTAAAAGTTTACAAGTTTCTGAGCGCCTTTGTGAGAGAGGTTCAGCTCCTTGAAGACCGGCGTAATCGTTTCCAATTTCGCCTTATCGACTTCGACGCCATCCGGCATTGTGAAGTCGCCGTACTGCTCCGGCGCGCCGTGCAGTTCCTTTAGGTCCGCCGCCTTTTTGTCGGCAGCAGCCTTTTGTTCGGGTGTCTCGGCAGCTTTGGCCGCAGCTTCGTCAGCGACTTTCTTGTCGGCCGCAGCCTTTTGTTCGGGTGTCTCAGCAGCGTCGGCCGAAACTTTGGTCGCGGCTTCCGCAGCGATCTGTTCAGCCGTCTTCTCCCCGCCCGTAACGGCAGCTTCCTTCGCGGGTTCCTCCGCGATAGCGCCGCTTACGATGCTCCCCGTGTCTTCAGCCATTGGTCTGCTCCCGGTTATGTTATAGCGTTACATTCGCTGGACAAAAATTTAAGCGCCTAGTTCGCGCTTTCGTTGTTCAGCTTCACTTACCATAAGAGTATAGGCTTCAGGTCGCGCTGTAAAGACTTCTACGTACAGCCAGATGGCCGTGGACCGCCTGCCCTCGTTGTAGGAGTTGGTGTGCGGAAGCTCTCCTACAAAGCTGGTGTGGTACATCCCGCCCATTTCCAGCAGCCGCCACACCAGTTCCCGGCCTTCGTAGGTGCCCAGGTTCTTGTGAAGGTTGGCGACTTCCTTCTCGCGCGCAATGTCCAGCTTGGTCTTGCGCTTCGCTACCTGTTCTTTGTCGCCAACGTCGGTATCACGCGAGGCCATTACTGCGCTCCAGTCCGCTTCTTGATCGTGTCGTTAACGGCGGTCAGCATACTCGGATCGCCAGTCTGCGTATCCGCCAGGGTCTTGCCGGTGGTGGCCGCAGACTGCGCCATGGCAAGCTGCTGCGCCTGCTGCGCCTGCTGCTCGCGCTTCTGACGCTTCTGCACCACGATTTCATCCGGCACGATCAGGCGCGGGGGAACGCCGGTCACTGCCGCGCGCTCGTCAATGGCCTGATCGTAGTCGAATTTGTCGGCGGCGTCGGTCATGCCTGCGGCCATGAGGCCGCTCACGAACGCGGCCATGTCGTCAATCGCGCGAGAGGCCACGGCGCGCTGTGCCATGGCAAGCGTAGATATGTAGCTGATCTTCAGATCGACGCCCGCCAGTTCCGGGGGTGGCGCAAGGCCGCCCTTCAGCAGATCGGCGCGCACAAGCTGGTTGAACAGCCGGGTAATCATAAGCCCGGCGAACTCGTTGTGAAGGCGCTCCAGAACCGGCCCAAGCTGAAGCAAGCGCTCCTGGTCGCGCTGCGCCAGTTCGAACTGGTTCTTCGGCTGAATGCCTTCCATGTTCGTGATGGCCAGGAACAGATCGACATAGAACGCTTCGTCAATCCGGCGCTCGACGCGCTGCATGTCCTGCGACAGCTCGCCAAAGGGCGGGTTGACTTGGTACAGCGGTGCCAGCTTCACGCCCTGCGGATTCCCGTCGTAGAGGTTCGCGCCGCCCGGCAAGGACGTAAGAGGGATGTTGCGCACCGCAGCCGGGCCTACCAGCGGCGGGTTAATCATCTTGTCCAGCCCTTGCGCCTTCCGGCGCTCCTGGATTTGCAGCCCCTTAATATCGCCGAGCGCCTGCATGGCCGGGCAGTCCGTGCCGTAGATATCCTCGCCGGTCACGTCCCAGCGCGGGCAATAGGCGGGGAACTCCAGGAAGCCGGACTTCTTCAGCAGGCCGTCGCCCTTGCTGGGGTTCTTCTCGCCGCCCGGTTCGTAGTAGACGGAACGGAACGGCATGAACTCGGCGGTCTTCTTGGTCTCGTCGGCTTCCGGGTTCTTCTCGATAAAGTGCGTGACCGGATACCATCCGTTGTAGTCGCTGTTGTCGTAGGCCCGCCGCACGGTCGGGCTGACACGATCCAGGCCGAACTCGCCCACCATCTGGAGCGCCGTCATCTCGTACTCGCGCGCCAAGGTTTGCACTTGCAGGCGGTGGTTTTGGCCCAGCATGTAGCTGCCAGCGGTGAAGGTGTAGAAGCGGGCCACGTCCTCGAAATCGTCAACGTGAAGCATCGCGCCCGTGCCGAACAGGATCAGTTCGCCAATGAGCGTTGGTGCCATGTTGTAGAAGTTGCTCGCGTTCAGGACCGCGCGCATAAGCTGCTCGACCCGATAGAGCCACACCTTGACCGGCGCGAACTCCATCATGTCGGGATCGGGCGTCTCCAGGGCGAACCACGGACGCGCCGCCGACATGACGCCCGCGTGCATGCCAGCGCGCGACTTGCGCAACGCCTGGGTGGCGCGGGAATTGATGATCTTGTTCCAGCGCTTGTCGCCCTTGTTCCGGTCTTGAATGTAGAAGCGGCCACGGCGCGGCTGCGTGAACTCGGCCAACTCCTGGTAGTGCGTGATGAAGCTCTCGCGCTCCTTCCGCATCGCGGAAGTCTGGCGGTTGAAGTAGTCCAGGCGACCTTCCGCGACGGGCATGTGCCTATGCCCCCAGGATGCTTTTCTTGGCCAACGCGACCGGCGTATTAGCCAAGCCCTGCGGGCCGGTCAAAATGGTGCTGTCGCGGCCTTGGGCCAACGCGGCGCGCTGGCGGTTCTCGACGCGCGCACGCTTCACGGCAGGATCGGTTTCCGTGGGCGGGGGCGGCGGTGCCGGGGGCAAGGGCGGCGGCGACGGGGCGCGGGGGCTGGACATGCACATGGCTTACTTCGCCCGCTTGCGGGACAGGAGATAGCAGTCCACGTCTGCGCCAACGCCCACAGCCGTAAGCCGGGCGCGGATCAGCAGCGCGTTGCTGTACACGTCCAGCACGCCATCGGCGGTCAGGGACGCGGCGGTGCCAGCGCGGTTCTTCAGGATGGAATAGGTGGTGCCGCCGTCCATGCTGCCTTCGATGGAGAGCGTAGCGGCCCCCCAGGTGCCGTAGGCTTGGAAGGTGCGCTCGGTTGCGCCGGGCAGGGATACGGCAGTGCCGGTGTGGTTCGCCGTGGTCAACGCTTCCCACAGGTCTAGGTAGCAGTCGCCGGGCTTCTCGGTGCGTACGGGAGTGATATTGGCCATGGGTTAATCCCTCGCTTCTAGTGGGTCATATTCCGATTTAGCCACCATCGGCTCCATCTGTTCCCCATGCGCCAACCGAACCGGCGCAACTTCAGAAGCGAAAGTCAGTGCTAGTGCGTCCGCTATGTCGGGAGATCCGTTGTCGCTGCCCAACCGATCCTTCATGTCCTTCTTGCTCTCAAGATGGATTTTGTTCCCCGCCAGGGTATAGCCATACTCGCGCTGGGTCAACTGCGTAAGTAAGTCTGTCCCATTCGGATCGGCCATCCGGGGTAGCGCCAGCTTGGGCACGGCCTTGCGCAAGTTGCCCCACATCTCGTCGGACTTGAAGCGGTAGGTCTTGGTGTCCGTGGCCCCGCCGCCGAACTGCACTTCCTGGACGTTGTGGCCAAGGGAATTCAACTGGTCGATCACTCCGCCGCCCACGCCACCGCCATCCACGAACACGGCGGACGGTTCGATGCCCATGCTGCGGAAGTCGTTGATGCACTCGATCACGCGGTTCGTCGTCTGCACCGTGTCGATGCCCTTGTAGCGCCGCGCGGGGAAGCTGCGGCAGTCGAAGCCCAGGCGCGGCAGGATCACGGTTTCGTCGTCGCCGAAGCGGGCCACGTCAACGCCGATCACCAGCGGGGCGTGGCGGTCCTGCGCTATTTCGCGGTCCATCGCCAGCTTGACTTGCTCGGAGGACATGAACTGAAGCGAACCGGCTGACGGGAACTGGCCCAGCACGCGGACCTTCACGAAATCGCTGTCGATGCCGTAGTCGTCAACCCATTGCTGGATGCGTTCCTTGTTGGTGATGGCCACGCTGCGGCTGTCAATCGCGCGCACATTGTAGCGGTGCTTGAAGCGGCCCCGGCAGTGTTCGTAGAAGCGCCCGCTGTTCCGCGTCGGGTTGCCGAAGTCGAACACCATGGGCTCGCCGTCCGTCGTGCCGCCCTCTCGCACTTCGTAGATTTTGTCGGGCACGCCAGAGGCTTCATCGAAGACATAGAACGACGTGGAGTTGGCCGCGTGCTGACCGGCGAAGGCTTCGGAGTTTTCTTCGCGGCAGGTTTGCGCCTCGATCTTCCATTCCTGCGGGTACTTCTTGTGGCGCAGGGCCATGGCACCGCGACCGCTGGAGTAGGTGAACCACTCCTTGGTCAGCGAGAGATTGTGCCACTTCCCCACTTCGGCCCAGGTCTTGCCGCGCAACTGCTCAGCCGTGTTGGCCGTGACGGTGCCTTTGCAGAACGGGCGCGTGTCTTTGATGAAATGGCATATCCAGGCCACCAGCACGGATTTGCCGATGCCGTGGCCCGAAGCCGTGGCGAACTGGATAGGCTGCACCGCGTTCTTGCCGTCGAAGCCGCGCGCCTTGATTTCCTCGGCCCACTCGTCCAGGAAGGCGCAGGCCCACTCGTCCGG